CCTTATTTTAAAGATATTATTTCACTCACAGATCAAATATGGGATGATTTTAATTATGGTGGTTATGTTTTAATAGGAGGAAATAGAAAACTAACTAAAGCAAATATAACTGACCCATCACCTCAAAAATTACTTAATTATTTAATTCAAAGTAAAGAAACAGAAAATAATGTTAAAATATTAACAGATTTATTTAATTATTTGGAAGATAAACAAACTAAAATAGTTATGTATACTTATGATTCAATTTTGTTTGATTTTTCTAAACATGATACTAAACAATGTTTGGTTGATATTAAATCAATTATAGAAAAAAACGGTTTTAAAACTAAATTTAAACATGGAAAAGATTACGGTTTCACAAATTGATAACATATTTATCAGTCGACCAATTGATGATATCGTGACTAACAAACTGTTTTGCACCTTTATACAAAGAGAGAATTTAGATGAAGCTATCTCTAATATAACAGGTCAGTATAAAATATTATATAATAAAATATTTGTTTTAGAATCTAAACAAACTGACGAGTACATTTGTACTTACAATATTGATTCTGTTAATTTTAACAATGAAGTATTTCATAATACTATTTTAGTTCATCGTAAAAAAGAAACAAATACTCTTTATACTATTAATGCTTTAAATACTTTGATAAGAAGTTTAAATGGTGGTTTAATAGACCCATATTATAAAATAAACTGGCCTGATTATCAAAATATGATTCTTTTAACTCAAAATAATGAGTTAAGAAAAGTTCAAACAAAAATTTTTAAAATAATTTCTCTTTAAGCTTGGCTTTTTAGAAATCCCTCATTATATTTGTATCAAATAAATAAGTTACAATATATGAGTATGGATTTAAATGCTATTAAAAACCGTTTGCAATCATTGCAAAACAAAAAATCTGGTGGTAGTAAAGAAGATCGTTCCAAATATTTTTGGAAGCCATCAGTAGGAAAACAAGTTATTCGAATTGTGCCTTCAAAATTCGACAAGTCAAACCCATTTAAAGAAGTTCTTTTCCATTATGGAATTGGAAATCGTACAATGGTAGCTCTTTCAAATTGGGGTGAAAAAGATCCAATTGTAGAATTTACTTCACAACTTCGTAAAACTTCTGACAAAGAAAATTGGCGTTTAGCTAAGAAAATTGAGCCAAAAATGAGAATTTTTGCTCCTGTTATTGTTAGAGGTGAAGAAGAAAAAGGAGTACGTTTGTGGGAGTTTGGTAAAGCTATGTACATGGAATTGTTATCAATGGCTGAGGATGAAGATATTGGAGACTACACTTCAATTGTTGATGGTCGTGATTTGACAATTGAAACTACAGGACCTGATACTAATGGTACTATGTACAACAAATCATCAATTCGTGTTCGTACTAAACAAACACCTTTAAGTGAAAACAATGCTCAAGTAAAAGAATGGTTGAATGAACAACCTGATGTAATGTCACTTTACAAAAAGTATGAGTTTGATGAAATGAAAAGTTTGTTGATGAATTATCTCAATCCTGAGGAAGAAGTTGAAGCAACTGAAGATTCAGATGACACTGACTCAGATGTTATTGAAACTCCAAAATCAAACTATTCAGAACCTGCTCCTAAAAAGAAGAGCAATTTTGACGAAGACGAATTTGATTCACTTTTTAATGATTAATTGTTATGGCTAAAAAAAGTGGAAATTCAGTTAGTGAAACAGTTTCAGGTGCTATTAAAGGTACCTTTAACTTAGATTCCTTTAAGAAATCAAAATTTCTTAGTTCTAACAGTGTAAAATTTAAAGAACAAAAATGGATTCCACTATCTCCAGCCTTTCAAGAAATTGTAACATTACCTGGTATTCCGCATGGTCACATAACTTTGTTACGTGGCCATTCGGATACTGGTAAAACTACAGCTTTACTTGAGATAGCAGTTAATGCTCAAAAAATGGGTATTTTACCTGTGTTTATTATTACTGAGATGAAATGGTCTTGGGATCATGCTAAAATGATGGGACTAAAAGTTGATGAAGTAGTTGATAAAAGCACAGGTGAGGTAGTTGATTACAATGGATTTTTTATCTATGTAGATAGAGGTAGATTAAATACAGTTGAAGATGTAGCTGAATTTATTCTTGATCTATTAGATGAACAGAAAAAAGGTAATTTACCTTATGACTTATGTTTCTTGTGGGATTCAATTGGATCTGTACCATGTGAAATGTCTGTTAAATCAAATAAAAATAATAATGAATGGAATGCTGGTGCTATGAGTACTCAATTTGGTAATAATGTTAATCAACGTATCTTATTATCAAGAAAAGAATCATCGCCTTACACTAATTCATTAGTTTGTATCAACAAAATTTGGGTTGACAAACCAGCAACACCAATGGAAATGCCTAAAATGAAAAACAAAGGTGGTAATACAATGTTTTTTGATTCTACATTAGTTGTAACATTTGGTAATATTACTAATTCAGGTACATCTAAAATTAAAGCTACTAAAAATGGTAAAGATGTTGAATTTGCTAAACGTACTAAAGTAGCTGTTGACAAAAATCACGTTAATGGTGTTACTACAATGGGTAGAGTTATTATGACACCACATGGTTTTATTGAAGAAGATCCTAAAGCTATTAATGAGTATAAAAAAGAACACTCACATGAATGGTTACAAGTTTTAGGAAGTACAGATTTCGATATTGTTGAAGAGCATGAGGTAGCTGAGGATGTAAGGGACATTTTTGACAATACAGATGAATAAAGATTTTAAATCTATACTAGACAATATAAAAGCAGCAACTAAGGAGGACTTAAAACCAAAAGTCCTCCTAGTTGACTCCATGAATACTTTTTTAAGAAGTTTTGCTGTTATAAACCATATGAATCCACATGGACATCATATTGGAGGACTTACAGGATTCTTAAAATCACTTGGATTTGCTATTAGACATATTAATCCAACAAGAGTAATTTTAGTTTTTGATGGACCTGGTTCAACTATTAATAAGAAAAATTTATATAGTGATTACAAAGGAAACAGAAATTTAACCAGAATTACTAATTGGGAAGGTTTTGAATCTCAAGATGATGAAAGTGAATCTATTGTTAATCAAATGCGAAGGTTAATGTATTATTTACAATGTCTTCCTGTTGATGTGACAATTATTGATCGTTTAGAAGCCGACGATATAATAGGTTATATAGCGAGTAAATACAATGGAGATGTAACTATTATGTCATCAGATAAAGATTTTCTTCAATTGGTGAATAAAAAAGTAACAGTTTATTCTCCTATTAAAAAAGTATTTTATACACCTAAAACTGTTAAAGAAGAATATGGTGTGTCTGCTGAAAATTATATTAACATGAAAATATTGTTAGGTGATTCATCTGATAATGTCCCTGGTGTTAAAGGTTTAGGAGCTAAAAAACTAATCAAATTCTTTCCAGAATTAGTAGAAGATGAAAAAGTTAGTTTAGACTTTATTATTGACAAAAGTTTTAAAGCATTAGAGAATACTAAAGGGTTATTATATGAAAATGTTTATAATTTTAGACATCAGTTAAAAATTAATGAACAATTAATGGACTTGTCTAATCCAAATATCTCTGATGAAAGTAAAGAAGAAATTGATTTAATGTTATCTAATCCAAAATCTAGTTTAAACAAATCAGATTTCTTAAGTATGTATTCTGAAGACAATTTAGGTAATTCTATACCCAATGTAGAAAATTGGTTAATAAGTATTTTCACTTATCTTTGTACTTCCAAAAAATAATAGTTATATTAAAATAAAAGTTATGGTAAATAGTTTCAATAAATTATCTCAATATGGACTTCCATTCCAATTAAAAGTTATTAATTTGCTTTTAAATAATAAGTCCTTTATTCTAAACATCAGAGACACTATTAGTCCTGAATATTTTGACAATCAATCTTTGCAATGGATTGTAGATCAAACTTTAAAATATTTTGATAAATATCATACATCACCTACTTTAGAAGCTCTTCAAATTGAGGTTAAAAAACTTGAAAATGATGTTTTAAAAACAGCTGTAATTGATCAACTTAAAGAATCTTACAAATCAGCTTCAAGTGACTTAAAGTATGTTGAAGAAGAATTTAGTACATTTTGTAAAAATCAACAACTAAAACAAGCACTTTTAAGTTCAGTTGATCTTCTAAATTCAGGTATGTATGATGATATCAGAATATTAGTAGACTCAGCTCTTAAAGCAGGTCAAGAAAAAAACATTGGTCATGAATATAATAAAGATGTTGAATCTAGATATAGAAATGACATTCGTAATTTTGTTCCTACACCTTGGCCAGTATTTAATGAATTATTAGTTGGTGGTTTAGGAAATGGAGATTTTGGTTTAATATTTGGAAGTCCAGGTGGTGGTAAATCTTGGTCATTAGTTGCTCTAGGAGGTCAAGCAGTTAGATTAGGTTATAATGTTGTTCATTATACTTTAGAATTATCTGAAGGATATGTTGGAAAACGTTACGATGCTTTCTTTACAGGAATACCTGTTAATGTTATTGATAATCATAGAAAAGAAGTTGAAGAAGCTGTTGAAAAATTAGAAGCTAAATTGGTTATTAAAGAATTTCCAACAGGTAGAGCTACTATTCAAACAATTGAGAGTCATATCCAAAAATTAAAAGATATGGGTAATGAACCTGATCTGATTATTATTGATTATGTTGATTTATTACGTTCAAAACGTAATTCAAGAGAACGTAAAGATGAAATTGATGATGTTTATATAGCTACTAAAGGATTAGCTCGTCAATTAAATATTCCAATTTGGTCAGTTTCTCAAGTAAATAGAGCAGGTGCTAAAGATGATATTATTGAGGGTGATAAAGCAGCAGGTTCTTATGATAAAATTATGATTACTGATTTTGCTGTATCATTATCTCGTAAACGTCAAGATAAAGTTAGTGGTACTGGTAGATTCCATATTATGAAAAATAGATATGGTATTGATGGACTAACATTTCATGCTAAAATTGATACATCTAATGGTCATATAAATATAGATGATTCAGTTATGAGTGATGAACAAATTGCAAAACTCAGTAAACAGTCTGAAGGAGATTTTGATGAGTTAGATCGTAGACTTCTTAGTCAAAAGTTTTTTGAACTAAGCGGCACTGCTAATGACATATAATATTTATCAACATAATCTATGGCAAAAGTTGTACTAGTAGCATGTGTAGCGACAAAATTAAACAAACCAGCTCCTGCTGAGTATCTTTATGTATCTGATTTGTTTAAAAAGAATTTAGCATATGCTAAAAAATTAACAAATGATGGTAACATTTATATTTTATCTGCTAAACATCATTTATTACCATTGAAAAAAAAGATAGCACCTTATGATAAAACTTTAAAAAACTTTGATGCTGATGCTAAAAAAGAATGGGCTGAAAAAGTAATAAGTCAATTAAAATCTAAAGGCTATAATCTTGATAAAGACCAATTTGTTTTTCTAGCTGGTAATGAATATAGAAAATATCTTGAACCAGAAATGAAAAAAACATTAGTACCTTTTAAAGGATTAAGAATAGGCCAACAAAAATCAGCTTTACTTAAAAAGTTAAAAGAGTCATTTGAAAAATTAACTAAATTTATTTTAAACGAAATTAAAAATTTAAAAAATGTTATTAAATAAAAAAACATTCAATGATTATATTGAGAGTTATCTTGAAGATTACTACTCATATGGTGATTATAATGAAGTAGAAGCTGTTAAACTTAATGAAGTTTTTGATACATATAAACATGTTATTAATGAATCTCATAAAGATAGAGTTACTATGAAGTTATTAAATGAGACAGCTAATAAATTTTGTCTTGGTGTCAATAGAAAATTAGCTAAAGATTTTGTTTTATATATTAAGACAGATCTTTTAGAGAAAAAATTACCTTAAACATTATTAAAATACAAAAAACAAAAAAAATGTTAAAAACATTAATGAATTATTTACCTAAAATTAGATTATGAATACAACACAAGATATATTAAGCAAAATAACAGTTCATATGAAGTATGCCAGGCATAAAGATGAACTTTCACGTCGTGAAACATGGGAAGAAATTGTTGACCGAAATAAGGAAATGCATTTAGAAAAGTTTCCTCATTTAAAAGATGAAATTGAAGAAGTTTATAAAATGGTATATGATAAAAAAGTATTACCATCTATGAGATCACTCCAATTTGCAGGCAAACCAGCATCAATTAATAATGCTCGTATTTTTAACTGTTCATTTCTTCCAGTTGATGACTTTAGATCATTTTCTGAAGCAATGTTTTTATTATTGAGTGGTTGTGGAGTTGGTTACTCTGTCCAGTCTCACCATGTTGATAAATTACCTGAAATTAAAATTCCAACTCGTGAAAAACGTTATTTGATTAATGACAGTATTGAAGGTTGGGCTGATGCTGTTCATATGTTAATGAAAGCATATTTAAAAGGTGGTGCTCGTCCACGTTTTGATTTTAGAGATATTAGACCTAAAGGTGCTCATTTAATTACAGCTGGAGGAAAAGCACCAGGACCAGAACCATTAAAAGAAGTATTATTTCAGGTACAAAAGATTCTAGACCGTAAAGAAAATGGTTCTAGATTAACTCCATTAGAATGTCATGATATTTTATGTCATTTAGCTGATGCTGTGTTGTCAGGTGGTATTCGTAGAGCGGCATTAATTTCATTATTTGATTTTGATGATGAAGATATGTTGACATGTAAATTTGGAAATTGGTGGGAAGAAAATCCACAACGTGGAAGAGCAAATAATTCAGCTGTGATTATTCGTCATAAAATTACAGAAGATGAGTTTATGAATTTATGGGAAAAAGTAGAAGCTAGTAACGCTGGTGAACCAGGATTTTTATTCTCTAATGATAAAGATTTTGGTACTAATCCATGTGCTGAAATTGCTTTAAGACCTTATCAATTCTGTAACTTATGTGAAATTAATGCTACTGATATTGAGTCACAAGAAGATTTTAATGATAGAGCTAAAGCAGCAGCATTTATTGGTACATTACAAGCCTCATATACTGATTTCCATTATTTAAGAGATATTTGGAAAAAAACAACTGAGCGTGATGCTTTATTAGGTGTTGGTATTACAGGTATTGCTTCTGGAAAATTAGATAAATTAAATTTAAAAACAGCCGCTAAAATTGCTAAAGAAGAAAATGTCCGTGTAGCAGCTTTAATTAGTATTAATAAAGCGGCTCGTGTAACAACAGTTAAACCATCTGGAACAAGTTCATTAGTATTAGGTTGTTCAAGTGGTATTCACGCTTGGCATGATGATTATTATATCCGTCGTATTAGAGTAGGTAAAAATGAAGCAATTTATACTTACTTATCATTATACCATCCAGAATTACTTGAAGATGATTTGTTTAAACCAAATCAACAAGCTGTAATTTCAGTACCTCAGTCAGCTCCA